CAACATTAACAGGAACCGTAGCGCTAATGGATGTTGAGTTGGTGACGCTATAAGAAGCCGCGATGGTTCCAAAGTAAACATTCTGTACATTTATAAATTGTGTTCCACTAATTACAACCATATTACCAGTATAGGTGATATTTGGACTAACGGATGTAACAGTAGGCGCGGTAACAGGCGTATATGTGATGATGATAAGACCATTGGCACCAGCAGCACCCGCAAAATCCGTGGTTGTATAGGCGTTGGTGGTTCCTCCACCCTTACCACCAATAGTTGTTATGACATCATTTAAATTATAACCACCGCCACCACCACCACCACCATATAAAACTCCGGTACTTCCATTGTTAGACATAATTAGTCGCCTCCACCACTACCAGCACCGCCGCCAGAACTACCACCACTACCACCACCACCAACATATCCACCAGAATTTGATGATGATGTATAAGTATAATCACCACCAGCACCACCAGCACCACCAAGAGGGCCAGCGCCAGCGCCTCCACCACCACCACCAGTAGCGTGGCCACCAGCACCACCATAACCACCCGTCAAAATAGTCGTGCCTACAGAACCAGAGCCGCCTGCGCCTGTCGCCATCACGGTAGAAGTATTCACAAAGAATGAATTATAATATGCTTGTGATCCAACAACAACACTTAAATTTGATCCTACGGTGGTCGAATAATTTACAATTTTGGCATAATTTCCACCATTTCCACCGGCCCCACTTGTATTACCTACGGGTGTAACACCAGCAGCACCAGACCCGTAACATTCTATTGTATTATTGGTGGGATTCCAGTCATTAGGAACAGTCCAGAATGAATTCGCCGTGAAGGTAATAACCGTCATACAATGTCCTTCTTAAGCGTGAGTTGTTTTATATAGAGGTCTTCCTTATAGGGAACACTACCTATGACATATTTCTCAACAAATTCTTTATTTGGACCATTATAATTTATGTCGCCAGCCTTAAGATCGAAGACTTCCACATCAAACTTTTTGAATGCCGGAACACCTTCGTTCTTTGTTTCATCATTAAATCCCGTCGAAGAAAGATAATAAAAGACATCGACGCCTCTTCTGATGTGTGTCTCTATAATTTCATTGACAAACAGATCATAATTTTTATCCCACCCAATATTATTCTTTGGCTTCTTCATTGAACATAAAAATACAGTAATACCTAGGTTTCCAAGTTTGAAGAGTAAGACAAATCTTTCAAGAATATCATTTTCAAATAAACCTAAATTAACAAACATATCGTTTCTAAAGTGTGCGTCAGAAGTAATGGTCGGAAGATACGTATTAAAATCAAACTCATGCCCCGTAAAGATATGATTACGTGATTTAAGTATGGTCCGAATACCATCTTTGTCGGATGAATTTAATTCTCTGATCATTAGATGTTTCCATCCACGACTACCCATGAACTATTTATTACGAAAAGAGAAATTGATCCATATTGGTTAAGAATGTTGTAATTGTTAGTTCTTGAACCAAGAGAAAGGCCGACAGCATTAGATATATTAACATTTCCTGTGTTGACTCTTGTAATAAGAAGTTTTGCGTTGGTCGGAAGTGTATTTGGAAGATTGATATAGACGGTGTTACTAGAATTCACCACAAGAACGGTTCCCATATCCGTGTTACTTACGGCATAGTTGGCGCTTACGGTTGTGGTTGTCATGGTCAATGACTGGATATGACCATTGACGAAGCCGTTGCCGGTTAAATTCATGTTGCCACCAACATTCAATGATCCTCCTCCAAGGGCAACGTTGCCACCAAATGTGGTTCCGACCCCGGTTCCGTCGATGGAGACAGCGCCAGTGGCGAGAGTGATGGTGAGTGGGCGAAGAGTATTCCAACTTCCATAGGTGTCGGCGGTATTTGAAAGGAGGACATAATAGCTCGTAGAATCAACTCTTTCAATGACACCATAGGTTCCACCAATCATTCTTATGTTAGCGCCATTGGCGTCATATGCCGATGATATAATACCGGCCCCACCTGTTATGGTGCCGACAATATTCGCCGTGCTACTTGCATTGATGGTCGATCCGTTAAAGGCCCCATTAAAGTTCGTCGCGTTGGCGTAGAAGGCAACAGCATGTCCACCAAAGTTGGTTGAGTTATTTGAAGTCATGGTGGCCACGTTTGCACCCAGCGTGGAATTTAATTGATAAGATGCGGCAACAGTTCCTCCCAGATAGAGAGCATTATTTGATGGAAGCATGGCAACGTTGGCAGCAAGTCCTGCGACAGTCTGATAGGCAGCAGAAGCCGCCCCACCCAGATAATTTGAATTATTTGAAGTGAGAACGAGAACGTTGGCAGCAAGGCCAGCCGTAGTCTGATAGTTGGACAGATTCGCAACCAACTGAGCATTTGACACCACATTAGCGGCTGAAGTTGTACCTACAAATAAAGTGTTGTTGGCCGTAAGAGGCAAGACAGCAGCAGCCATACCAGAAACAGTCTGATAGGCCGTTAGATTCGCAACCAACTGAGCATTTGAAACCACGTTGGAGGCGGATGTGGCTCCAACGAAGGACGTGTTGTTGGCCGTCATGGTGGCCACGTTGGCAATCAGAGTCGCTCCGGTAAGCTGATAAGAGGCGGGTGCGACTCCACCAAGGAAGGATGCATTGTTGGATGCCATTGTCGCCACGTTTGCAGCCAGCGTTGAATTTAATTGATAAGATGCCGCAGCGGTTCCACCAAGATATAGAGAATTGTTGGCGGTGCCTGTGAAGTTGGTTGTGTTGACGGTTGTGAAGACTGTAGAGTTTCCGATGGTGATGGCAGCGGTATTTGGAAGCGAGAGACTTCCTCCGAATGATACGCCGACGCCTGTTCCGTCGATGGTCACCGCGCCTGTACCAAGAGCCCATGATAATGGTCGGAAGGCATTCCATGTTCCGATGGCGTTGGCCGACACGGTTTGTAGGAAACTCATGTTGGTTCCATCGTTTCTCAGGATGGTTCCATAGCTTCCAGCAATTATTCTGAAGTTGGCACCATTCTGATCATAGTTGGTTACGATGAATCCAGAATTACCCGTCACCTGACCTAGGATGCTGACGTTGCCAGACGCATTGATTGTGTTAGTTATAATTGTGTTGGATGAGATTGACGAACTGTTGATGACGGTATTGACGGTGGAGTTACCGATGGAGGCGCTGTTGGCTGTGAGAGACGATAACACACCGATCCAACGATTGGTCGTGTTGCCTAGATAATAAAAATTATCTAGAGTTGGATTATTGTTGCCGGTTGAGGTTGTGGTTCCTGAGTAGATCAGGTTGCCAGAGACAGTAAGTGATCCTGTAACGATTCCGTTACCAGTGATGACGAGGTTGGCACCATTGATTATGTTAGTTGTAATTGTGTTTGATGAGATTGTATTGGATGTGATTGTATTGGATGTGATTGAGATGGTAGCGATTGACGAACTGTTGATAACGGTGTTGACGGTCGTGTTGCCGATAAGGATGGTTGTCGTGTTGGCAACAACATTGGCTCCCACGGCGACAGAGGCCGTGTGAACGGGAGAAGAGATGTTGGCGTAGAAGGCGACAGGATTTCCACCAAAGTTGATCGAGTTGTTTGATATAAGTGCAGTCAGGGCATTGTTGGCTGTTGAGGAATAGAATGATGAGTTGACGGTCGTGTTGACGGTCGAGTTGCCAAAGGTGATTGTTGTGGGATTGATGACTAGGTTTGCTCCGACGGCGACGCCAGTGGAGTTGACTGACGTGTTGGATAGAGGCGAGACGAAAATATCGGTCGTAGAATTTCTTGTTGTATAAACCGTGGTGTTTCCAGAAACATAAGTCGTGCTGTTGATGATGGTGTTGACGGTCGAGTTGCCTAATGACACAGAAGATGTGTTGATCATGACATTGACACCAAGGGTAAGCGCCGTCGTGTTGATGATAGCCGAAGACCCCGCATCAAGAACCTTGAAGACTGTGGTGTTGGCGACGGTATTAGGCCCAATGGCAAGAGATGTCGCATTAAGGGTAGCGTTGACAGTCGAATTACCGAAGCCGATCAGGGTGGCGTTTGCGACGAACGTATTTGATGCATAGATTCCAGCAGTCGCGTTGATGGATGAATTTACCACCATGCTGTTGGCGAAGTTGGTGTTGCCCACAATCGTTGTGAAATTATTTATGATAAGGTTGTTGGTCGAGATGTTGAATGTACTTCCTACAGATGTATTACCATAGATTCCGCCTAGGGGAGTAAGACCCTGACTGAAAAATGTATTGGAAGTGACATAGAGGTTGGCCGAGGCATTGATCGTTCCACCCTGAATAGAGTTCCCGACTGCAACGAGGGTAGCGCCAAAATAACCGTTGACATGTGCGTTACCTGTGGTCAATGATCCACTGGCCGACGCATCGGTCGTGACAACGTTGGACGAGATGATATCAGTAAGCTGGTTGGTTCTGGTTAACCACGTACCAAAATTCTGGCCGTTGGAAACTTCTGAAATTGTAATAGACAATAAACAATCCTTTTTATTTCTTGTTTATTGTTATTTATCTTGACAAAAAAATGGCCCCCTTGCGGAGGCCTATCTTTTCCTTTTTATGTTTATTTATTTAGACTGAACGGCTTTTCTTATCTTTCCGTCATAAGTTCTTACTAAGTCCAGAAAGGCATATCCACTCATCTGCTCGGAAAGAAATTTAAGAGCATCCTCCTTGGATGAAGCCATGACAATGGTGGTATCCCTGTCGGTCTGAGACCAGACTTTATCTATGACATAATATTTCATTCGTATTTCGCCTTCAGTGTGACCAAGAGTTGCCGTTCCTCCTGCTCCTTGTTTTTTTGTAGAGTTTTTTCTCTATACTTCTTGATTTCTGACCATCCCATGGTGACATTTTTGGCGAAAAGATCATCAAACATCTTATTATAGAATTCTGGTGTGCTTTCCTCTTCATCATCAATTTCAATCTTAAGAATAGGTGAGGCAAATTCGATGACGCCTCTGGATATCCCAGAAAAATGTTGCTTGGTAACATAAAAATCAAGATTTGTGGAGAGTTCCCTTCTTATGATTTGGGTATGAATCCATCGATTTGATCAAGAATGGCCTTGTCGAATTCCTCTGACATGCGGCACGGCTTCTCATCCATCAGGATGATAGCCGCTCTCAGCGCCGCGATATAGTTCGGAAGATACCGTTCAGGATGGGTGAAGGCAAGATGGATCAATGGCGCATAGGCCAAATATGCGCCACCCATGGCAGATTCAAGAAGAAATTCCTGTTCGAAGTGTTCAAACAGAAGTCGTTCGGCCTGTGAATGTTCCATGATGATCAATCCTCAAATTGGTGAAGTTTATAGGTGGTGATGATACGATCCCAATTGACCTTCAGCCACTCACGCGCCTCGGCTTCCTTGTCGAAACGGTATTTCACCCTCATCCAACGGAAACAACAGGGATCATTCCCCGTCGCATCCTTGGGACAGGCAAGGCTGATGGTCCACTTGTAGTCGTTATTCCAGCGAGATGGGGGATAAATAATTCCCACCTGTTTCTTATCCCCCTTAATGGTGGTGAAAGGATTGGGACTAGCTACCTCCCTAGGGTTCTTTTTAAAAGATAGTTTCATTTGGATTCCCTAATTACAATTTTCCAGTTCTTCCCACCCATGATTTTGACGAGACCGATGATGGCCCTGTCGCCCACCTTCGCACCGGGATAGGATTGAATATGAGGGGAAAGAAAAACGTTCTCGTGTTTATTGCTGTTGACAAATGTCCATTCCTGCATAAAATCAGGACGGATATTGATGCACTGGACTTCATATTCATCGCGCATATCAAATCTCCTTCGTCGTTATAATAAGGCTCGGCGCGTGGCAATCGAACCACCCCAAATGGTTGGCTTTACGGGGCATACCCGCTGCCTTGAATTTAATCAAAACCATTCTTTGAATTCCGTTTACGCCGAGATAACCCTGAATTAGAAGGGCAGAATAACCTAGGTGGTCTGGTTTGTCAATATCAATTTCAAAAGATTTTTAATTTCAGAAAGGTCGGTCTTCACCGTCTCAAATTCGTTGACCATATCCCGCACCTTCTGCTCATGGCTGCGCCGCTTCTTATAGGCGTTGAAGGCCTCTACATTGGTGTTTAGAATGGCCCCAGACTGCGTATCCCGAACGAGGGAGGGCTCACCCTCCACCTGATAATATCGAGGCTCTTCGCTCATTTTAAACCGACGTGCAGACGGCCACCATGTCGGTCAGCCGTGGAACAAGATATGACCCGGCATTTGAAAGAAGCACCAGCTTGATGGCGAAGGTATCAAATGTGGCATAATTAACACCAGAATTAGATGTATAACTAACCAGACCATTATTCGCTCCGTTTAGATATGCCGTGTTGAGGAAGGCATTTCCAGAAGGAAGACTGTTGGCGAAGTTAAAGATATACTGGTTGAAATCCTGATTATTAATTTGTGATGATCTGGTCAGGTTAGTCGTGTACATAGGTGTCCATGACTTACTTGAGAATGGATCATTGTCATACTGATTCAAAAGTTTTGCGTAGCAGTAGATCGAAGTATTCGCAGGATAATATGCCCCTAAATAGACTGTCAGATTTTCGGCTTCCATCCCCTGTAGAAGAGTAACGGTGGTGGAAATATACTTGTCGATGGCCTGACCACTGTTGGTGATTTCTGAAGTGAACACGTCATTGTTGGAATCTTCTCCATTGATGAGATTCTGAATGCAGAGAGCCCCAGACTTCACATTATTGATGGCGGGAGAAAGATAAGGCGAGGTCGAAGTCATGTTGCCATAGACGGTTAGTGACTTATTTCCTGAATTATATCTCATTTCATTTGATTTCGACATGACGACACGTTCTTTATCCAAGAAATCTGTTGACTGACCGAAAGTTAGTGAAGTCTGGGATGGGTCGGCAGAATATGAATTAAATGAATTTGCCACACCCTTCATGGTGAAGTTCAAAGTTGTGACGGATGGAATCGACACCGCAAACTTAGGCATGAAGGTGTCATAAGGCACGTCATTTAGGGTGGCGATAGCCGCAGAGGCAAGAGAACGTGATCCGATGATGATCCCATTATTTGTTGAAAGGTAAACCGTCGAGTTGGCGGTAGAATTTCCGACACTGATAACAGAACTGTTAACAGTCTTGATAATACCAGTCAGACCACCATTTGAGGTAAGCATACCCATTGAACAATTATTATCAGTAAAGATAGGCACCGTGTTGATCACAAATGATCCTGTCGTCACCGAGTTAACATTGGCCACCATCGTAGAATTATTTGTATTACTGAATAGATAAATCTTTGTGTTGGCAAGCAGGCCTGTCGTATTTCCTGTAACCGTTGTCGAGACGTTGGAGACAGAAATATTAGCAGCCTGAATCACGGTGTTGGAATAATAAACAGGTTCCCCAAGGGTGAAAACTCTTGAAGTGCTGTAAACTTCCAAATAATCCGTGTCGTCGTTATTATAAACGGCCACACCCTGAGAGGCGGTGAAGTCAGCGATGTTAAGGTTAAACTTGATGGCCTCGTTCTGAAATGCTGTCCATGTAGAATTCTGTGATGACAAGAACATATCACCAATAAAACTCAATGTGTAAATTGGAGCATTTGTCAAGACATCGGTTCCTGAAATGACGCCAGTCCACAGATCATAGTTAGGATTTGCGCCGTCAGGAATGATGACGAAGCAGTAATCCGATCCTGACGCCAAGAATACGGGTTCAGGGAATAAAATATTCGTTCCCACAGAAGCATTTTGTGATGTGTTTATCTGACTTGGCAACACATGCACCTGAGAACCCGGCTGAATATCAATACCGGGATATCCATTAACCATATCTCTGATCATAACAGTTATTCCAAGACTTGGATCAGTCGCGGCAAAAAACACATCAAGAGATGTAATATACACACCTTGCACGTTTTGTGGAAGATTTGTTGAAAGAATAGAAAATGCCTGAGCAATTGGTTCATGTTCAACGAACCAATAAGTACCATTCCAAACAGCATTACCCGGATTTGGTGGAATAATTTGTGGCGTCGTTACTGTTGTGTTATTGGCATAGGTAACCATAGACTGAGAAACAGTTGTGGTGGAAATCTGTGGTTCTGTCGTCTGTAGGGTAAGGTTGTTCACCGTATACGCAAGGTTGGTGCCCTGATATTCACATGAGGCAATAGTAGTAATAATATTACTTTGGGTAATAAGATTAGAAATATCCATAATCTGAAAATTAATGCTTCCTGTATAGAAAGTATTTGCGGGAAGGTAGAAATATCCCCAGAGTTGACCTATCGCGTCGGTGATCATCGTGGACGTTGGAAGAATATTATAATTTGAATCCGTCTGTACACAATATTGTGAGATAGACTTGTCGTTGAAATAAGTCCATACCTGTGTATTTGGCTTCAGACCATTGGCATAGAATTTAATTAATTGCGCCTGACAGAATGGCTGAAGTGAAACATCGGTAACAACATTACCAAAACTATATGTACTTGTTACAGGAGCCATAGAAAGTGTGGTTCCGGTCTGTGTATATGTATTGGCCTGAGATGTTGTTGTGGTTGTTGTGGTTCCAACCACGGATGTATTTTTTGATGTTGTACTAGAAGTTTCGTTCCAAGTTCCCCACTGAGTTGTCCATGCATTGGCAAGATCAACCCAATTTGAATATGAGTTTAGGTCAACAACGACGGCAGGATTTACCGTAACGTCAGGCATATAGTTTCCAGATGGAGACAATACAACTGTTCCTGCCCAATTATAAAGAATACTTTCGGCGCAATTTCTTTCCTGTGAGGCGAAAGGCTGAGAAATCCATGGCTTAACTTCTGTATAATCAAGAGTCAACAGTAGTCCATCAGAAGATTGTTCAATATTTGTACTTGCACTATTTGCATAATTTAGATTAACGAGGAACTGATTAAAGATAGGACGAGCCTCGGAAGAAGCGCCGTCGATGGCGATATTGAATGCGGGATCAAGTGTGTTGGCAATACTGAAATCATTAAAGGGATCGGCAAGCACACCATTCTGGAATACCGTCTGGCCAGACTGATTTGTAAGAAGAAGATTCTGGGCAGACTGTTCAAGAACCGACAGGGCCGAATAATATGTGGCCTGCTGAATCTGACGATCAAGCACACCTATATCCTGCATCGTATATCTTCTGTTGGTATTATAGACGAGACTTGAAACAGGATTACCGTCAGAATTGTTAACATCGACAACATCTGTTGTCAGCGTTGGGTATGGCGGCACGTAGATTGTTGCCAAGGTCATACCCGACTGAATATCACCAGCCGGAACAGGATTTTCTGAAGGAATACCAGAATTTATTACAATACTTCCCTGTTGTGTCAGCCCAACAACGTCATATCTTCCGACATAATATTGAAGAGAAGATTCAAATTCGGCCCCATTGACAGGAATGAAAAGATTTCCTGTCGAGAATGACAGCGTGTTGGCCGGATTGACGATAACCGTGTTGGAGACGGCAAGAGCCGCGTTGGAGACATAGGGAATCGTGTTCTGGGCATAGATGCGGAAGTCGGCGCTATTTCTTAGGTTGAAGGTCGAACCGTTGGCCTGTGAGGTATAGGTCTGGATATCCTGCGTGAAGATTGAGTTGGCGGTGACGCCAGTGTCATCAACAGGATATGAATCAATTGAGAAGAATCCGGCCCCGGTTGAAACGTCCTGTTGATAGGCCTCACACTGAACGAGAAGAAATTCTGTGTTGGAGAGAGCCGCCCCATTTGGTGTCAGGTAGGAGAGACCATAATATTCGTCTGTCTGGTTTGTGTTGAGATGGAACTGGCCTGTGATCGATGGGTTGGTGTTGGCGTAGGATGAACCATACCAAACATTAGAAACCGCGAATACGTCAGGCACACCGAGAGACCATGGTCCCTTGGTCCCATTGACGTTGTTTGATAGGTTGATCTTGACGAAGACAGAAGTCTGAAGGCGCTTCTTGGCCGGTGAGGCGGTGATACGCTGCACAGGATAAAGCACCGAGGCGTTAAGAGTTGTTGAAAGATTATTGTTGAGGTTGACTGTGAAAGTCGTCGTGCTGCCCACGGTGATGGAAGTGTTTCCAAGCGCCATGGGAATCTGCTGACCACCAAGGAACTGAAGCGCCACGTTGCCACCAGCCCATGTGTTGGTTGCTGGTTGTGTCAGCGTCAGATATGTTGCGTTGGCAATGGCGGCAACCTGTTTGATTTCGTTGACGGTAGAGTTGGCAAGCTGGATATAGGCCCCAACATAAAGATTTGTCGCGAAGGATGTCGAGGTTCCTGTGACCACGTTACCTGATGTGGCGACTGAACCGGCGAGATTCGCGCCTGTTGCATTGCCCTCAGCAACGATGATGAAGTTTTCCTTCTGGGGAGTGGTTAGGGCTCCGGTTCCAAATGGAAGCTCGTTGGTTCCACCAGTGTATGAAGGCACGGTGACGGAGACGAGACCTGTGTTGGAGAAGTTGACAGTTGATGACTGAACGAACTGAAATTGTGTGTCAACGGTGTTAGAACTTGTCTGAAGAGTCTTGATGGCACTCTGATTGAAAGGATAAACCATCGCACCGAGGGTCGAGTCCTGAAGTGAGAATGTTCCAGCGGTAAGCACAACGTCGGCCAGTCCATAGGTTCCGGCATTGTTGGCGAAGACAGAACGAACGGAAGAGAATGACTGCCCCGAATTCATCTGGATGTTGAAAAGATATAGGTCGTAGACGCACGTATTAAGCCCCTGCACACCGTTGTCATATTCTACGGACAGAACGTTGGCCTTGCCAATTTCGACGCCGGGAGCCACTATAGAGTTGGCGGGAATGCCCTTTGAAAGGTTGTTCGACACCGCATAGGCTGCTGCGCTTCTCAATGAGATGGACTGAATTGTTGTTGGATTAAAGACGCCAGCAAATTCATTCACCTGAAGATAGTTACCTAGCTGCGTGGTGACGATCTGGGTAGGCGCATTCTTGACGGTGTTGCCCTTGGGAAGAACACCGAGCAACTTACCAACGATTTGAATACGATATCCGTTGACGTAACAAAGACCGGCATCAACTTCTAGCTTGATGTTGTTTGTGTCGATGGCCCCTGTTGAGGTATAATTAATTAATGTTCTGACATTGAAGGGATTGATGACGAAGTTACCATTTGTCTCATAAGAATATTCCGCCATCTTCGCGCCAATAGTTGAGTAGACGGTATTTGAGTTGACGATGGAAGGCTGACCCGCCACGAAGTCCACAATAGAGAAGAAATTATTTGTTGAAATTGAGGTAGACTGACGAGTCACAAGGGTAGGAACGATCTTCAGACGGTCGGCACCGGGAGACGAATAGTTAGAAACTCCCTGAGAATTATCAAGAAGACTCTGATCCTGAAAGGATGTGACGATGGATTCAATAGACTGGAAGCCGACAGAAATATTATTTGGTTGATTGTCATAGGTGTCGATAATTAATTCTTGCTTTTCGACCTGAAGAAGCTGACCCTTCTGGAAGATGGTGCCACTTCCAACAGCCACGGCATAACTTAGGCCTGTAGTGTTGGAACTACCTGATGAAATTGTGTTGGCAACCTGAACCTGACCAAGAACGAGGTTGGCCGACGTGACGAAGTTTAGAATTTCATCATTCTGGAATACCTTGATGGCGGCATTTGATGTTGATGAGTTTAAATATGAGACGAAGAGGGTGTTTAGGTTAGGCGACTGTGAAAGATAACCCTGAAGAGATGTTCTGACATAGGCCTTGAGACCCGAATTACTTACGGCTGTCAGACCATTCAAGTCAGCGATGGTCAGCGCCGCCCCATTCGCATAGGTGTCATTCATCTTTACATAGGCGAGATTTGACTTATAGGTGATGTTGCAGCCATCGACAATCGTGCCGTTGACGAAGATGTTCTGACCAAAGGTGCCGATCTGATTTTGAAGGACGGATTGAACAGTGTTTAATTCACGCGCCTGAACGGCGAATCCCGGCTTGTTGAGGACACGGTAATACTGAGCATTTGCATTGAAATCATCAAAATAAGGTGACTGATTTAAATTTGTATCTAAATTTCCGGTTCCCAAGATATTTTCCTTCTTCTTTACAATATGTTTTATTTATTGTAAAGAAATCAGACTATCTTCATGTGGTGGGTATGATTATGATATTCAAGAGTCTCGGCCCCATCAAAATCTGCGGGAGGAACAGTATGTACTTTGGTCGTCGTCCTGAGATGTTTAAGTTTCGTCCCGCGAGGCAGCACCATCTCATCCTCACCATAATCAAGATGTGCGACAGGATGCCCTTTAGGGATTGTAAACTTCAGAAGATGACGATGCCTCACATGAAGTCCTACCGTGGATTTTTCCATATTTTGTCTATCATTTCTTTTGGCGAAGTTTTCCGCGACTGATCTGTTTATACTTGTTGATAAGTAGGCAGGATGTTCGACAATTCCATCTTTATCCTTTATTTTTCGAGGATCATGGCGTGTTCCTGAATATACCTGAATATCACGATGAGCCTTGATATGATTTATCGCCTCATCCATCTTCTTCGTATCATCTTCATTATCTCTATTAACATAAACATTCGATGAATTCTGGCTTTTATTCCAATGATAATTATTCAGTTCTTTTGAAGAATTCGAATAATTTTGCAACGCCTTTGTATGATTATAGTCATCATATTTAAAATGATCTCTTAATTCGTCATTTGCCTTCTTCGCCTTTCTGTAAAGATTCATAGTATTGGGTGGCGAAGTCTCCCATTTCTCGTTGAGTATTTCTTTTAATTTTTTCATTTGACAATATCCATTGAATGTTCGTGAACCGTCGTGGCTGGATTAATAACACCCCCATAAGGAACCTGATGTGTCTGTGTACCTCGATACTTCAGCTTTGTTCCTCGTGGAAGGATGAATTCCTCTTCGCCGGGGTTATTAGTATGATGTTCCACATAACCACCGGGATGACCCTTGGGAACATTAATCTTCAGTACATGACCGACAACATTTTTATCTGTGATATCTGTTCCAGAGAAGAACTTGGCCGTGTGTTTATGAAGACTACTAGAAAGATAGGCAGGATGCTCCACCACACCCTTGGAATCCATTTTATTCCTTGGATCATATTTAATACCGGAATAGACAGAAAGCTTGTGAGGCGTCTTGTGTCTATTCAGTGCCGCATCCATGTCTTCCTGATTAGATTCATGATTTATTTTGATAGGATATTTCTTATCCTGATGTCTTTCCCATGCATAATTATTCATGTCTTCTGAACTTGTTGTATAATGATGAATTATGTCTTTATCTTCATCATTATACTTGCTGTAATGTTGAGTGAGAGTATTATTGAGATGTTTTGGTTTGGCCTGAGACTTCCAATTTGTTTCTAGGATGAGACTAAGCTTTTTCATTTCAACTCCTTGACGTGACTTCCATTAGGCACCACGGCTGAAATAGAACCAACATCCTCGCCATCATTCTTATAAAAATAACCCTTCTTGGCGTTACCCTTCTTCAGTGATCCTTTCATCAGACCATTGGCCTTACTATCAGAGTGGGGAGAATACTTGGTATTGGTCATTGGCCCTGTGATGGCGTAAGGTTTAATCGATGGTCTGACATTCATCGGCATCTCTTCCCCATTGTCATATTTAATAGGATGATCGGGATGCTCATGGGGAAAGTAATCATTATCCATCTTATGACAATTATGACCAGACTTTGTGTATGGTCCAATTTTCTCTAGTGTTCTGTTCCCGGCTAGTTTGGTCTTGCCGTATTCTCTCGTCCCATCCCATGTGCCTTCTGCTGGTATGCCTATACGGGCATTGAGGGTAACCTTAGCCGCCTCATGGGTTCCTAGGTGGAGGCCTGATGTTCCGCCTCTCAGGTCACCAGAAGCCGACCCATGCCACCATGCATTTCTTAGATGATCCTCGTTCTCTGTGATATGGCGAAGTTTTTTCACATCTGCACCGTGAGGTTAAATGAAGACTTAGAATTCGCCGTCATGGTGAAGGGCGAGGTATAACTTAGATAGATGACATCACCTGTATTTCTGATCAGATCAGGATAGGAAATCGTGTTGGCGATTTGCACCAGACCTTGAGCCCCGGAAGTATTTCCTGTGATGGTGTTAGGCGCGACTTGGAAGGGGAATTGATTGAGAAGATCACCGACGATGAGAACAGTATAGACGTTGCCCACGGTGCCGTTGGCGGTGATGGTCGAGATGGTATGACCATTACCGAAGGTTCCGTTGACGGCTGTCAGCTTGAGATAGGTGGTGTTGGCATATTTGATGATGGCCGTCGCGGCTGAATTCGCATCAGTCACCACGATACCTGTGCTCATCACGCCTGTAATTGGTGTATAAGAAAGATCAACATCATGCGTGGTGTCAAGGATCAAGGCGTTGGCGTTGGTGACGGCCTGATTAATGAATTCTCCCACCTGAAACAGGACCAGATTGTTGGATGAAAGAGTGAGACGCGATGTCTGATTGAATCTCTGACCAAAGGATGTGGTGGCGTCGATGGTGCCATTCGCAATCGCCATAGAAATCACATTGGCGTATGCGTTGGTTGTCGAATCAAAGATTTGCTGGTTGGATGAGAACTTCCCGCCTACCGCCGTCAGTCTGATTTGATTGTTGGTGACGACCTCCGAAAGAAGGCCATTGGCGGAATTGTTGGTTCCCCTCACCACCTGATTGTTGGCGATATAGTTGAATAGCTCTGGTGTGAAGGTGAGCAGCCTGCTTGAGGCTCCTGACTTCAGGCCCAGCACCGTGCTGTTGGCCGATGAGTTTGATGTGTTGGAGACAAAGTTTCCATTGATATTATCCAATTCGAGGAAGGTCGAGTTGGCAGTTTTCACCAGACCGGCAGAATTGGTTGATGGTTGATAGATGATTTCCCCATTGACGAAATTATTCGACACCGACACCGTGATATTTGCTGATGAGCGATGTACATTATCCGTGTTGACATAAAGGTCAAAGAACAGAGGATTCTTGATGATTCCCACCTTGCGATACTGACCCATCGAAGGATAATAATAATTTTCGTTTGCCGCCGTATCGATGGTCACGGCGATACCGGCATATCTCGCCCCTAGTTCTGAATAGGCATTGGCCCCATGGCCTTCCGCAGGTGAGAGGACGGGATAGATGTTGGCCCCGCTACCATAGAGACCATTGGAAGAGATATAGGCGCTGGCGTTGGTGTATTGCTGTCCTGTGTTGATCATGACAATATCAGAGATGGGATAATTAGCCCCGAATGCGGTGTTGACGACCGAATAGGCCTGAGCCCCATTTCCATCACCGACGAAATTTACCGTGGGAGAAATGATATACTGAGTCAGACCCGATGGCGAAAAGAATGAGGACAGCAATGTCGCATTACCCGAGACCTGACCGTTGGCGTAATATGACTGGACCTTGTTGCCAGAGATAAACTGACCCAAAGAACTTCCCAATGTGATATTAGGATATGAAGAAATGCTCTGCACCTGTGCCTTCAGGGTGGAAGACTGGCCCACAAGAAATAGATTGTTGTTGACCACACCGTTGATGGATGAAAGAACCATGGCGGTGGAGTTGACGAAGGAGACGATGGCGTTTGTACTCTGATCGACCCCATTGGCGTTATATTCCTTCAACGTCTCACCGAGGATGAATGAGAGGCTGTTGGACGAGACGTTGCCATAGTTGATGATGATCGAATTAAGATTGGTCTGGATGATCACGCCGTTGGCTGTCGATAATGTCGAAGAGACGGGTTCGGCGGCGAAGGACATGTTATAATGAACGTTGGCCACCAACGTATTATTGAAAGGAATCGATACCGTCGCATATGACGAATTTGTGATCGAGGTAATTCTTCGCACATTGTTATAGGTGTTGCTGCCCACCTGAATGAAGTTGTTGACGGAATAGGTGAGAAGGTTGGCCCCGGCTCCCCCTGTCACGACGTTGGAGGTTGCGGTGATCGAGACCACACCGGCCTTTAATGATCCTGATGAGACGGTATCAACTAATGGATAGTTGGCGCTGAAGTTTGTGTTTGAAGTTTGATTTAGGGCGATGGTCGTTGAGTTGGAAGTCTCGATGACGCCTGACGCGCCAGTGTCGGATTGAAGCAGCGTATCGCCAGCATTGAAATATCCCTGTGGGAATATGTAGGAAACATAGGTGACATTCTGAATCACCGACTCGCCAATGATAAAGTTTCCTAGGAGATCGGGTGCAAGATATAAATTAATGAAAGTATTAAGGGACGGGGTGACGCCGACAGTCTGGGTTCCACCATGGTAGGATGTGATGAGACGAAGCTGATTCGCCCCCAACCCCCCATTCAAATAAATAGATGATCCCACATAATATCCATCAATTCCGACGCCTGTTGTGCCAATCTTGATGGTATTTTGATCAACAACAGATGTGATATAATTCTGATCATACGCCTGATACCCCGATCCTCCACTGACGATGCGCGTGATATCTATGGTGCCGGGAACAGCATTATTGGAAACAAATGTGTTGGGAACAACAGGAACAAAATTATTAGATGTGAATGTAGTATTAGCGTTAGTTGGAATAGTGAACATGAACTTCCAATTGTAACCATCAGAAGTTTGAAATGTGCCTGAAGTAGGAGTAATAAGTGGCTGAACAGTTGATGGTGCTCCATTATTGTTGTCGATACACTTGTAAAGAGAATTATTATTATTCAGAACATAAAACTGCTTGTTGAAAAGATTCGCATCATTGGGATCATACTGTGTGTATACGGTGTTGGCCAGCCATGTGTACTGTGGCACGAGGAAGGAAATATTGTTGTTGGTGATCTGCTTGCCTAACACGATAGAATGAAAAATATCCTGTTCAAAGTTTTGATAATCATTCTGGGCGGAAGGAGGGATGCTGTCGTTGGGCCATGGGATCGTGCCACCGACGAAGAAGTAATAGGCCGAGTTGGGACTATTCACGTCATTGATGAAGTTTTCAATGTTATTTACAAAAAATTTCTCTGTTAATACTGGCAAAATCAATCCTCTTTTTGATTATTTATTAGAGGAATTATACGACCTCCATGTGGTGGGTATGTGTGGTGGTTCTCCACATGGTTTCTTCTGGATCGACCTTGGTCTCTGTTCTGATATGTTTCATATTGGTGCCACGAGGCAACATGAATTCCATCTCAGACTTTAGTGCCAGACCAGAGTGGGCGATATAGGCACCGGGATGACCTTCTGGAACATGAATCTTCAGCACATGCCTATGAAGCATCTCACCTTTTCTTGTTGCTAATCTGTCACCAAATTGCTTGGAGACACCTTTATCCAATGAGGTAGAAAGATAAGATGGATGATGAACAATATTATTTTCATCCTTTATCTCCCGAGGATCATGCTTGGTCCCTGAGTAGACCACCATTTTCTTTGGCGTCTTATGAGAATGAATGATCGAATCCAAGTCCCGTGACTTCTCATCAATGTTTTCATTAGGAACCCTGCTACCCTTGGCCTTCTTCCAGTGGTAATCATTAATGGTCCGAGAGTTATTGGTGTAGGCATCCAAGGCTTTTTTGTGTGGCAAATCCATGCTCTTGGCGTCGATGTCGGAGTAATGCTTCGCCAGTTCATGATGTAGAATATAAATCTTCCCATCCTTATGTGGCAACACATCCCATGGACCTTCGTTTAAAATATCCTTGAGTTTTTTCATCGTAGTTTATCCGCCTTTATATTGAATTGTGTCTCACCATTACTAACACTATGTTGATAGTCAGGATCGATGTGTTTGGCCATCGCATGATAAAGCTTGGTCCTACCACCATCATCATTCTTGGATGTGAAATTTAGGTGGGTAATCTGTGGATTCGCCTTGAGATGTTGCCTGATGACGTTCTTGACCGTGCTGAATACCTTATGGGCGTGTCTTCCCTCGGTGCCAGTCATATCCATCGAATCCATCGAATCGTTCGTGAAGTATACATCAGCCACATGATTTTTTGGGTGGCTCATATTTCTGATGAAGGCGTTATATGCACCACCATTCTTAGAATTGAAGTAGGCGTCTGACTGATCAGGCTTGTATGACTTGTTGGTGAATTTATAGGATGAGTCACCAATCTCATTGATTACGATATCTCTAAGCTTTTTCATGGCTGCACCAATCCTGTGTTGGTCTGTTGATAATCATTTACCTTGTATCGACCGAATAATTTCATCTGAACAGGATGCATGATATCATTAACAAACTTTTGATAAGTATCCAACATGCGTGGAGCCTGAACCTCGTAGGCGAAGGTCTGATAGTAGAATGAATCCTGAAGGTATGTGGTGTCGGAAGTGAAGGACTGATTATTGAGGTAATATCCTTGTGACTTGCCTGTTCCATCGACAATGGCCGTTCCCTGTGCGTAGATTTGACCGTTGCCATAGATCGACACCGGCTCACCCGGCTGAAATCCATAACCAGAATCCACCACCTGAAGAGATGTCATGATTCCTGCCAGATTATTCGCCGTCGCAACCACATTGGCGTCACCACCAAGATAACCACCATGACCATCGGGAATCTGCATCTGGAAGATCAATGGCTCCACGATGGTCACGGCTGGGCTTGACGTATAGAAGTCGCCGGGACTCTCGCGGGTCAGGGTAGAAATCTTACCGGCGACAATTGTCTGATAGGTGAGGGCCAGATTGATTGGTGTGTCAAAGTTAGAATTTAATAAAATACCAGGGAAAATCCAATTGGTGTCTCTAACGGTGGAATTGATATAGGCATGGGCGAGGGAAGTCTGACCATGGACATTTGATGTGGGGAGGAAATAACCGTTGGCGACATCAATATTCAAGGTGGATGTGTTGGCGAAGGTCACCGTGCCATTGGCGTTATAATTAATTAGATTGCCCACCGAATTCACCCTGATGACATTACCCGATGAAGAGCCGACCAGAGAGACGCCGCTAATCAGGTTGGCGTTTAGAAGCTGCGTCTGTGGTCCTGTAAGCGCCACATAGGAAGGGTTGTCAATCGCGATGACCTGAAGCCCACTGATGCCGAGAGACGTGTTGGAGAGGGTTTCCAGATTGGTGAGAGCATTTCCCACCGTATAGGCGAAATCAAGATAGATGCCGTTGGCGTTTGAGTTGACGACCTCTCCCACGGTGAAGGAGGCCGAGGCATTGGAAATATTCAGGGTGAAGCCTTCGGCCGAGTTATCCAACTGTGTGTTATAATATCCACTGATGATATCCGTATCGATGGAATAAACTTTTTGATCGATGATATTTCCGATGGAAAATGTCGCGCCTGATCCGCCTCCACCAACCACGGTGATCTGGGCATTGACGGAGAAGCCATCGCCACCATCCGCCAGCGTGAACACCACCTTGCCATTTTCTGAATGGATCGAGGCGACTCTTCCTAGGGCCGAGGCACCGCTACCAGTGATATTGACCACATCACCGACATTAAACTGACCACCACCATCATCAATCGAGATAGCCGAGAGAGAGCCGATGATTGTCGCCGTGTTGAAAGTTGTGAGTTGAGGAAGATCAACCGAGAGAACATATTCACCATATCTGAAGTTGCCCACCACGTTGGAGAGCGTCAGAACATTGATAACCTTGTTGTTCAGCGTGATGAGGTTATAATCTTCCACCAGCGCCGTGGCGAGGCTGGATGAGGAATAGATGGTGCAACCAACCATCTCTGGCAGGAATTGATTGTTGGTGACCTCGATATAGGATTTCTGGACCCATGTGTTGTTGGATGTTCTGAAAAGATTCTGGCCGGGATAATAGAACTCGATATCTTCGTTGAAGAGAATTCTGAACAGCAACTCATAACCACGCTTGGTTCCTGTGGCTCTCCATAGGTCTTGAATATGTTTAATTAGAAGTCTCGTATCAACCATGAGATTGTTGGGCAGGGAGCCGAGATATTCGTCCTTGAAATATTGTACAAAATCATCGGGCGTGGTGTCGATGTCACTATATTCGCCCAACTTTCTAGAATGATAAAGAACGTTGTTGGCCGACTCCATCCACTGATAATAGGCCTTGGTGAAGGAGACGAAGGTGTTGCCGTCAGGACCACGATAGAAGGCAGGGAACTGACCCGGAATATATTGGTTTGTGATTAATTCGGTCATCAGTTATTCGCGATGTTGATGAAGAGCCCACCGATGGAGTCCACTTCGATAATATCATTTCCCACAGGGTAAATATCCTGATTCTGTGGCGTGGCGTAGATCGAGAGACTTGTGTACCCATTGGGATATCCAGAAATATTCATGTTGGTCATATTTATGTAGCCATTCGCATAGTTGACCGTGCCAATCTGGGTCGGATTTATAACCGCGTTATTGGAGAAATATTGGATGATATAAACCAATGAGGAAGGCGTGTTGGGAACAATCTTATCCGTCAGCACATAAGTATTTGATCCCATCATGAAAGGCGACGACGCCATGGCGGTGATGGGATTATTGAAGACGACAGTAGCCGAGGCGTTGGTGTTGAGGATGACGCTTACATCCTTTCGCATCATGATAGAAGTCTCATTACTCAGGATGGATTCATCGATATCATTGATACTCTGGACCAGCTTTGAATATCTGAATGGCGTGGTGAACTTCTGAAGATTGTTGCTGGAGAAGTTGATGATGTTATTCGAGACCACGGTCTTGTAGTCGGAGGCCGAGATGGTTGACTGTGTGAAGTCCACATGCACGTTAGAAGTCACCTGAAGGTAGAGAATAGAAGGATCAACGAACATCACCTGATAATTTATGATGTCATAGTTTTGAATGAAAGTCTGGATTTGATTTTTGAGAGCGGCGGTGGCGGGGTTGCCGTTGTTTGTCACCAGCGCAATGAAGATGATACCGAACTGCACCCCTGTCGTCGTGATCCCGCCTGAGTAGACGCTACAGTCGGTAATAGACGGGAAATTTTCCAAAACCAGAGTCTTGAAGTTATTCGTGGTAACGGCGTTTTCCTGCGTCTGATAATGACGAGGATTATTAAAACGAATCGAGTCGATTGATTCCGCCGATGATCCACCCGAGGAAGAACTTAAAGGCGTGATGGAAACGTAGTAAGTCGAGCCGCCATTATAGGCAGAGAGACTAGATGAAAGTGAGAACATGTTGACGTAGTTAGCATCCGCGCCATTGGTGACGCGATAGGTGGCGACGAGGGTGGAACCAGACTGAGGAACATATCCCATCACGCCATCACCAAATTGAATCTGATAGTTGTTAGATGAAGCCGCCTGAAGGAAGTAAATATGTGAATTACTATTCAGACCATAAAGATTCTTGGCCTCGGTGAAGATTGTGTTGGTCGATCCGGCATTTTCCGCGACATAGACGGAGAGCGAATTGGTGTCGATGTTGGGGCTTGAAAGAGTGAATAGTTGGTTGTTGACGCTGTTGTCCACAGAAAATATGTCGGCCTTGTTATAGCCTTCGTATATCACCACATTGGCGAAGTAGAAATTATTGTTGGATGAGGTAATCACATAGTTCTGGTCGGTGACAAACGAGAATGATCCGTTGGAATTCTGTCCACTGAAAATACTGCCACGAGGAATTTCAAATGTGTTGATGTTATTTGCCTGAATGGTGATGTTCAGGGATGTCGAGGCGGAAGACATCGAGTAAGGAATATAATTCAGTTCCTTGGCCTTGGAGACCAGACTGTCACGAAGTTGGGCCGAATCATTGAAACGTTCCGAGAACGACATATTCATATAGAAAGAGTTGATGAATGTGTTACGCGCCAGCACATCGAGCAGCACGTTCATGTTCGATCCGCTGAAATCATAGTCACGGAAAATAGACTGATTCTGGAGCCAATTTATTTGATTGGCCTTCAGGGTATCAGGATCAAGGCTCGTGAGGGTGATATTTGTGTTGGCCATATCTTCTTTCTTTTTATAGATATTTATTGCTTCATACAACCTTCATGTGGTGGGTGTGGACCATGGTTCCAAAATCTGTTTCTTTGGATTCTGTCTTGATGTGTTTTAAGTTTGTTCCACGAGGCAGGATCATCTCTCTCTCGGTCGATAATCCTAAATTCGCGGCATAGGCGGTAGGATGACCCTTGGGAACATGAATTTTCATGATATGTTTCACAAGATTTGATTTTGATACATGATTCCCGGCGAATTCATGTGCAACTCTTTCCCTCAATGAGGTAGAAAGATAGGCAGGATGATGAACAATACCCCCAGAATTCATGTGCTCCCTTGGGTCGATCTTGGTTCCACTATAGACTTTTAGGCTTGTGGGTGACTTGTGACTTGCTATGGCGGCATCAAGAGCCTGTGATTTGTCGTGTAACTCATGATTAGTATAGTCATCATGTTCATATTCTTCCCCATGATGCTTCGCCCAATGATAACCATTCATGGCTCGGGCCACACGAGACTTCTGATAGTCTCTAATCGCTCCAAAATGAGGATATTCATAGTCATAATGACTAGATATTTTATGATCTACAGTTGAGGCTCTGCTTTTATCATCAACAATTTCTCTTAAATATTTCATTATCGCACCCTTGTTAAAATAACCGTGACGGAAAGATTTGGAGCATTCTGTATAGAGAAGTAAATCACCACACTGAGGGCATTGGGGATGGTTTGTGAATCGACAGTGATGCCAAGCACGGCGGCGCGAGGCTCGTTATGGCCGATAGCATCCATGAGCGTCTGCTTGACGACGGATTCTGTCAGCGTGTCGGATAATCCAAATAATCCATAGTTACCAGACTGACCGATGGTCTCATCATAAAGTCTTTCCCCCAGAATGGTTCTGGCAATATTTTTGATGGACTGCTTGACGGAATTTTCATTGGTGACCTTGGCCAGATCATTCGAGAAGGGAGCCTTGAGGAAATTATCGGTGAAGTCGGAGTAGAGAACTCCTAACTTGCTGGTGATGGTCTGATTGTTGGCGATATTCATCTAACTTCCTTTTAATTATTTATTTTACCACGTACCGCCATCAAGATCAGCTAGGTCTGATGTCAGAAGAGCCTGAAGATATGTATTTGTGACATCTCCTGTTCCAAAAGATGATGTTGAATTTATGACGACATTAACAGTAGAATTACCAATAGTTATAGAATTTGATACCGAAATTATATTATTAACTGATAAATTATTACTTATATTTACGGTATTTGTAGAATAATCGAATGAAAATGCATTCGTTGCGTTAAATGTATTTCCCTGATTAAATTGAATATTGGTGTTGGTCCCAGCAGCCGAGATGGTTGTGGTTGTCCAAAAGGCACCATTACCATTAGAGGCGAGAGACTGCCCCGGTGTTCCCAAGGAACCATTGGCCATCACACCAAGCTGGCCGATATTTAGAACGGAGGTATTGACAAATTGAACAGGATCACCGATCATAATTGCTGGCGTGATGATCATCGTGGAATTAATCTGGGTGTTTGTCACGCTGTTGCCGACCACCAGCAGGGTGTTGCCAGAAATATTATTCATAAAGTAGAAGGTAACGTTGGCGTAGGCGTTGGGCGTCGTGATATTATGGTTGGCGGTGGCGTTATGTTGAATATAATTATTACTATTCAACGTCATGGTGTCAACGGAGGTAAGCTGAAGCTTCTTCTGACCTAGAACGTCATAGTTTCCACCTGTGTACTGACCAAATTCGGAGTTGACATTTTCATACTTGACGCCACCGATGAAGGTAACCTTGTCGCCCATGACATTATGATGTTGATCACCATCATTAACATCTGACGTGACGCTGCCGGATGTCGAATGAATATGAGCACCCGTGCCATGCGTGTAATGGGTACCCTTGGTTACCTGTGTGGTGTCTCCACCAGCCGCTTGCCACTTATCCCCACCATGCTCGTTATGGTGGTCGGAAGTGACCTGAGAGACCGTGGAGCCTCCAACTTTATTATGGTGATTAAGATCGACGGTGGAAGTATGTCCCAGCTTGGAATAGTTGAAACTCTGACCCATCTTAAGGTGTTTGTGACCCGCGCTGTTGTCAACCTCTTCGAAGGTTCCTAGCTTATGCCCCATCGCCTGTGACTCATT